TCCTTATCCAATAGTTTATATCACTCAAGATGGTAAAAGAATCGAAGAATGTGGATGGCATTTTAGTTGGATGGGAGATAATAACAGATTAAAATTAAAACAAAAATCCACATCTCATTATGCGGATAGAATAAATGATTCTATACACAAAGATATGAATTCTAAAGAGTTAGAAGAATTTATTAATCAATGGAAACCATCTATTGGAGGTATTAATCCTTGGGGCTATAAGGGATATGTATTAAAAGAATATCCTGTGGAAGATTTACCGACTCAGATTTTAGAGCACGAGCATTTAAGAAAGTTTTTCTTACTAGAGAAAAATTTTAGTAAAATTGTAGATATGTATTTATCTGATCAAAAAATACAATCTAATGCTGTAGAAAGAAACGACCTTATTAATATATTAATTGAAAAAATAAATGCTAAAAAGTACCTTGAAATTGGCGTTTTTGATGGACAAAATTTAGCAAAAATAAATTGCAAATATAAAGTGGGAGTCGATCCAGATACAAATAGTCCCGCAACTTTTCACGTAACATCGGATGAGTTTTTCAAAAATAATAATGAAAAGTTCGATATTATTTTTATAGATGGATTGCATTATGCTGACCAGGTTTTAAGAGATATTCTTAATTCTCTAGAAGTTTTAAATGATAACGGATACATTGTTTGCCATGACATGAATCCGATATGTAAAGAACATCAACTCGTTCCATTTAGACATGGGGTATGGAACGGGGATTGTTGGAAGGCATTTGTTGAACTACGATCAACAAGAGATGATTTAGAGATGTATGTTGTAAACACGGACCAAGGTTGCGGAATAATTAAAAAAGGAAAACAAAATGCAATTAATATCACGGAAGAACTTACCTACGAAAATTTTGATAAAAATCGCAAAGAATGGCTAAATATAATAGAAGTACCGGAATTTAAAAAAATAATTAATCACGGGCATGAAACTTTAGAAAATACTTATTACGTTCCTATTCCTGTTATTGGAGTCCCTATTGTAAACGGAGTACACTGGTTAAAAAGGCTGATAAATAGTGTTGACTATCCTGTTAAAGATTTTTTTATTATTAATAATAATGGAAGAGACCAAATAACAACAGAGTTGGATCAATTATGTAATATTAATCATGACTACATAGAAAACGTAAAAGTTTGCCATTTACCGTCTAATATAGGAGTACCAGCAGCGTGGAATTTAATTATTAAATCGTATGTAATGGAACCATATTGGATTATTTGCAATAATGACGTATCTTTCACTCCGGGATTTTTGGAAGAGATGGTTGCAAAAAGTAAAAATGAGGAAGTTGGAATAGTTTGGCCGCCATCTATCAATGAACAATTTGCCTCTTATGACTTAGGTTCTTTTGAATGTTTCTTATTAAAAGATAGTGCTGTTAAAAAATGCGGACTATTCGACGAAAATTTATATCCGGCTTATTGCGAAGACTGCGACTATTTATTAAAAATTAAAAAGAATAATATTAAAGGAAGTTTTGTTCATTCGCACTATTATCACGGAAACACTAAAGACTATTCCCAAAGTGGGTCTCAAACTTCAAAAATAGAAGGGGATTTAATGACAAGAAAAATTTTTGATTCTCACATGTTAAACAAAGAATATTTAAATAGTGTTTGGGGACAAAATTGGGAAAATTGGCATCAATTTGCTAATGATAATTATAATTTACATAATGAATATAAACAATATGATATTGAATTTAATCGAAAAAAACATTTAGGATTTTAACTATGAATAAAATTTCTATAGTATTGCCTTATCTTTCAAATAGTACTTGCATCGATATTTGTAAAAAATATTTAAAACAAAATACTATTAATAATTATGAACTTATAGAAATTATTGATGAAACTGATGTTTATTCTGCCTATAATCAGGGTGTATTAAAAGCAAACTGTGATGTAGTAATACTTTTAAATGATGATATGTTTGTATCCCCTGGTTGGGACGTTCCATTTTTTGAACACTGTAAACAAAATACTGTAGTTACCGGATACTTAGTAGAATCTGGAAGAATTCCTGTAAATGATAGAAATATTGAATATAATTGTGGTATTACTCCAGAAACATTCGACTACGAAAAATTTAATACATTTGTATCACAAAATATAACAAAAGTTCCAGAAATTATTCATAACTGTAAGGGATGGTATATGCCAGTAGCATTCCACAAAAAAACTTTTGTGGAATATCCAAATGAAATTAAATATCCTCACCCTAATGATATAGATCTTTTTGAAAATATTCTTCCTAAATTAAATTTCAATTTTATTAAAGTTAATTCGTTTGTATATCATTTACAAAATTATTCTGCTGTTTTACCCACTAAAAAAGTTATTGATTGTTTTCCATTTTTTAACGAAAAAGAATTATTAGAGCTTCGAATTAATCTTTTAAATGATTATGTAGATCAGTTTATTATCTCGGAATTGAATTATACACATAGTGGTATTTCTAAAGAGTTTATATGTAAAAATTTGATTGAAGAATTAAATCTTCCAAAAGAAAAAATAAAAGTATTAGAAATAAAAATTGATGATAATTCTTTGATTCCTAATGAAATTGATGAATATAATTCATCAGAATCAAAAAGTGCTGCTGAATCTAAAGCATGGACAAGAGAAAGAATTCAACGTGATGCTGTTTTATCAATTATTGATAATTATTCCGATGATACTGTTTTTATATTAAGTGATTGTGATGAAATTATTGATCCAAAATACGTAGAATATTTTTCTTCAGTTTGTAGAAATAATCATCAAAATATAATTAAAGTTCCATTAATTTTATTTGAAGGTAGAGCAGATAAAAGACTGTTTGAAAACAATAGTCCTGTTCCATGGCAAAATTCATTATTGTTATGTACAGCAAAACAACTAAAAAATGGTGGAACTCCAACTAAAATGAGATCTAATGTGTTGAATGAATATCAACCTAGATGGATAACAGAAAAAAATGTAATAGTTCAAGATTGTGGTTGGCATTTTACGTGGATGGGAGGAGAAGAAAGAAGAAAGAAAAAAGCTGATTCATTTATTCATTATGCAAATATGTCGTCAGTTAACACTCTTTCAACAGAATCTGTGAAAGAAATTGTATCTGATGAAATGTACAATCAATATGAAAAAAGAAATTATCCAGTACAATTGTTACCAAAAATAATTTTTGATCTTCCTAGAGTTAAAAATTTTCTTCTTCCGAAAATAAGCAATAAAAATGATATCAAAAATGAATTAATAAATTTATATAAAAATTTTGATGAACAATATGGGGAATGGGGATGGTGTTCTGAAACAAAATATAATAAAATTATTAATTGTGTTTTAGAAACATGTTTAAATTATCATGATCCTGTTTGTGTGGAAATAGGAGTATATGGAGGAAAAAGTTTGTTTCCTTTTGCTCTTGCATTAAAACAATTAAACAAGGGTAAAGTATATGGAATAGATCCCTGGTCAAATCAAGAAGCGACAATTGGTTATGATCATCCAAGTCATAAGCAATTTTGGAGTAATGTCAACTTAGAAAAAATGTATCAAATATGTTTAAATGGTATTGACAAATTAGGTGTAAATGATTATGTAACTTTATTTAAATCTACAAGTGATGAAATTAGAAATATCAAAAATATTAATGTTTTGCATATTGATGGTCAACACACAATTCAATTACTAAAAGACATAATTAACTATGCAACAAACATTGTTAAAGGAGGTTATTGTTTTATAGATGATATAGAATGGTCAGAAGATACTTTAAAAGCGGTAGAATTAATGAAACTTTTAGAATTTGAAAAAGTAGATAATATTAATGGCTGTTTCGTTTACAAAAAATTATAACTTAAATAAATAATAGAAATTATTTCTCTTGATTATAATATGGAAATCGAAAGTGTTAGAACAAATTTTCAGGAACAATTATCTAAAACTGAAAAGCAAATTACTGAACTAGAAGAAAATCTTACAAAGCTTAAAGAATATAAATTAAAGTTGATTGGTGGTCTAGAAACATTAGATCTTTTAAATACTGAAGAACCTACGGAGTCAGAATCATAATATCATGTTTTTATAAATATGATTGAACAAATATAATAAATTCTACAGGATTTTAAATTCAAAACCATCAATAAATAATTAAAAAATCAATCAATGGCTAAGCCTAATACTAGAATACAATTTAAAGAGTATTGTTTGAGAAAATTAGGTTATCCTGTATTACAAATTAATGTAGATAGTAATCAGATTGAAGATTTAATTGATGATGCAATTCAATATTATCAAGAATATCATTTTGATGGTATTGAAAGAATGTATCTTAAACATCAATTTACTGCAGAAGATGTAGAAAGATTTCAAGAAACAAACGAACTTTCTAGTACAGATGATCCAGATGGTGCCGGATGGGAAAATAGAAAAAACTTTATCGAAGTACCAGATCATGTAATTGGCATTCAAAAAGTATTTGGAGTAACTTCAAATCTTTCTGCCAATGAAATGTGGGGATTAAGTAATCAATATTTCTTACTTGATATTTTTTCATTTTCATCCGGCTATACATTTGGAAATTTTGACATGTCATATTATTATATGATTAAACAATATTTTGAAACACTTGACATGGTAGTAAATACAGGTGGTCTTGTAGAATATAGATTTAATAAAAGACAAGATAGATTGTATATTGATATTGATCGAACAAGAGTCAAAGAAGGAAGGTATCTTGTTATTGATTGTTATAGGGCTTTAGATCCTCAAGAATGGTCTCAAGTTTATAATGATAGTTTTTTAAAACGATACGCTACTGCTTTGATCAAAAGACAGTGGGGGCAAAACCTTATTAAGTATAATAATGTTCAGCTTCCTGGAGGAATTACCTTAAACGGAAGAGAAATATGGGAAGATGGAAATAACGAAGTAAAAGAATTAGAAGCAAAAATGCTTACAGATTATTCTTTGCCACCTATGGATCTTATAGGATAAAACAATGCCTACAAGTCAGTATTTTCCTTCATATTATGCAGGATATGAAGGGGAACAAAATTTATATCAAGATCTTACAGATGAACAAATAAAACTTTTTGGGACAGATATTTATTATTTACCAAGAACTATCATTAAAGAAAACACATTAGATGATGTAATTTACTCTAAATTTGAAACACAATTACAAATTGAAATGATTCTACAAAATGTAGAAGGATTTGGAAACAATAGTGAATTTATTAATAAATTTGGATTAAAAGTTACAGATGAAATTGTATTTAATGTTTCTTCTCGTAGATGGTTACAAGAATCAGAAACTTATGATTTAGGACCGAGACCATTAGAAGGAGATTTATTATTTTTTCCTTTAACTAAAGATTTGTATGAAATCAAATATGTGAAAGTAGAAGCAGTATTTCATCAATTTGGAAAATTACAATTTTATACTATTACAGCAGAATTATATGAAATTGGTAACGAAACAATTGAAACAGGTATATCACAAATTGATAATATTGATTTAATTCAAAGTCCTGCTATTAATATAATTTTTGCTAACAATCCAACAGGTCTTAATTTTGTTGTAGGTGAAAAAGTTGAAGGATCTGTTTCTAATGTAAGTGCGACTGTAACTAATTGGAATTCAACTACAAAAACTCTTACCGTTATTGATAGAACAGGAACATTTATAGAAGAAGAATTAGTAACCGGTGAAATATCTCAAGCTGAATGGGAAATTGTCTCCTTCAGTACAATTGATGATCCTAATACTCAATATGAAGAAAATAAAGATATAGAAACCGAAGCAGATGATATTCTTGTATTTGATGAAATAAATCCTTTTGGTGAATATGGTAATTTTACGGGTAGCTTCTAATAAATAAATTAATAGTTATTTTTGAATAAACGGGTACAAAACAACGTTAGGCTCGCATTTTTATAACGAAGCAATTAGAAAAACCGTTATAGGGTTTGGGACACTTTTTAATAACATAGAAGTTCAAAGAAGAAATCCTCAAACGGGAGATATTATTAATGTCCAAAAAATTCCTTTGGCGTATGGACCAAAAGATAAATTCATAAGACGTATTGAACAGAACCCTGACCCTACTCCAGGACCTCCATATCAAGATATTAAGTTTCCGAGAATGTACTTCGAAATGACAAATATTGGTTATGATAGTTCACGAAAAACTAGTCCGATTCAAAAATATAAAGCAGTTATTGACAACAATGGTTCTGAAGTAAAAGTACAATATGTTCCTGTACCATATAATATTGATTTTGAATTAGGAATATTAACAAAAAATCAAGACGATGGATTGCAAATTCTTGAACAGATTTTACCATACTTTCAACCAAATTTCAACATAACAATTAATTTTATTCCTGAAATGAATGAAAACCGTGATGTATGTATTACATTAACTGGTGTTGATCATACAGATGATTGGGATGATAGTTTTATGCAAAGACGTTTAATTGAATGGAAATTAAATTTTATTGCTAAATCTTATATCTATGGACCATTTAATCAAATTGATATTATACGTAAAGCAATAGTTT